GTTAAAAGGATCCCATCTGAACCAGGCAGCTTCGCAGCTTTACCTTTCAGATGTCTGGCACACGATCAAACGTCACGTGCACCGCCGCCTCGGTTAAAACCACCTGTGGTTCCGAGGCTCAAACGTGTCGCAGCTGTCGCAAGACAGAACAAGACACAAGAGAGACCGTTGTCAACGGTTTGAGACTAATTCGGATTCGCTTTAGGTTACCCTATAGTGAATGCCCGGATCTCGAACCGTCTGGCTTAAATCGCTATCTCTCTTTTCTCCTACTTCAGGGGCAGAAAAGGGCCTCTGTACCATTTCCTCGTCGCCAAGGCGTCAAGAGAGATGATACAGGGTTTCTGCCTTTGTCGAGGATGGGGAAGCGCATGCGATGGGAATTTGCCCATTCCGTTGCTTCAATTAAACGCAATCTCCCTCGAGGTTGTCGCTTCCACACCCCTTCCTACGTCGATTCCTGGAAAAGAACGGCGTTCTCTAATCCCCCCCCCCCTTCTCCGGAGTACATTGCGTTTTTGCGACGCGAGGTACGTAAGATGTTTCCTTTTGGTTGGGACCATAACTATGAGAGATTTGTACACTCTCATGTCCCTAACGCCAGCGCCAGGTTCTCAGCAAAGAGAGCTGATTATCACTGGATCGGAAAAAGGAAATCTTTTGTCGGTCAGTGCTTGAGTGGTCCCGTGGTTAGCGGGATACCACTCCAAGCCCGGTACAAGGAGGTGCTTAGCGCAGGAAAAGCTCGACCGTTAGTCATTTATGATGAAGCGATCGAGTTTCTTGCTCCTTTGCACAAGATGATTTTCAATCATCTTTCCAAGAAATCTTGGTGCCTTGTCGGTCCGCCGACACCGGAGAAGATATCGTCTACCTGCAGGTACAGATGTCAGACTAGCATAGACCTCGTCAGTGCTACTGATAATCTGTCCCTCGAGTCCACAGAGGCCATCCTTGGATCGCTACTTAGTAAGTGCGAAAGGGTGCCTGGAGGAATACGTGAGTTAGCTCACCTTTCCTTAAGGCCCTTAGTAACGGTGAACGGAGTGGTCGAAGGTGAAGTCACCCACGGGCAGATGATGGGGGCCTACCTCTCTTTCCCTCTTCTCTGTTTGCAGTCTTATTTGGCGGCCCTCTGGGCCACTCGAGGCAAGGTCGCCTCGATTCTCGTCAACGGTGACGATTGCCTTATAAGCTCAGATGATTTCGTTAGTAATGACTCTTATCCTCCCGGTTGGAAGATAAACGAGCAAAAGACTATACGAAATGAGAATGTAGCAGAAGTTAATTCTACTGCGTTCTTGAGATCGGGGAGTAAGTGGCGCGAGGTGCGCCATTTACGGAGAGGAGGTTTTCAGACCAGTTACGAAGGTATGATGCATGCAGCAGCCGCTGTGAGAAATTCTCGCGAATGGACTGATGCATTCATCAGAAGTCGTATTGGTAAGAAATGGGGATTTCTTCCCTCCCAACTCGGGCTTCACCGGAAGTCATATCCTGCTTTCTGCAGGCATCGCGAAATGTGGCACAGGCTTTTTACACCTTTGCCCCACGCTTTGCCTGAGTTACAGGAAGGAGTTGTAGGTCTACGTAGAGACCTTGACCCTGATGAACGTCTCGCATTCACTGAATTTCAGTGGGCGAACGGCAGGGCCGGAGGGAAGAAGAGGGACGTATTTCAACCCTCAGTGGGAGAAATACGTAGGACTTTCGCGTACAGAGCTGCCAAGCCCTGGCGCAAGCTTAGCTACCTGTCTAAGCTTGCTTCCATAAAAGTGGAAGACGCGAAAGAAAGAAAGGAGGTGGATATGCAATTCGTTCCTGACGAGTACATATCCATAAGAGAGACGCGTGCCATCATGGAGCAGAATTTCTGTTTCGAACAGGATGATGGTTAATTGGCATCGATCTCTTGGCGTCCCACGTTTCGAAAGAATCGTCGCGGGGCGGAAGATCTGTAGACCCTGATGAAACTTCACAAGTCTTTAAGGAATTAACAATACCACTAGCCTTCGCGGGCCCGCCAACTATGGGGAAGCGGTTAAATTGTTAGACTTGGAAGTCCCTCATTCAGTGGGTCTAGCGAATGGCATGTGTAAGCACCGCTGTCAGCAGATCTTTCGTAGGGTGGGACGTTGTTAAGGAGTGAACGGGCACGTTATAATGCCCTGGTCGGTACCGGACCTGACTCTTT